TGGTCACTACTACATAAGAAAAAGAAATGAGAAGTATAAATGAAATTATAATACATTGTTCTGCTACTAGAGAAGGTCAAGATATACCTGTAGAAACTATTAAAAAGTGGCATACTGAAGGTAGAGGCTGGACAGATATAGGCTACCATTTTTATATAGAACTCGACGGTACTATTAAAAAAGGTAGAGATATAGATAAAACAGGCGCTCATTGCAAAGGGCACAATCGTAATTCTATAGGAATTTGTTATTGCGGAGGTGTAGAAGCTGACGGTAAGACGCCAAAAGATACTAGAACAGAAGTACAAAAAGAAAGCTTGTTACACGTGCTTAAAACATTAATTGCTATGTACCCGCTTGCTACTATTTATTCACATAATGAGTTTGCTAATAAAGCGTGCCCATCATTTGACGCGACGAAAGAATATGAAAATATCTGAAAACACTGAGTTTAAAATTGATATAAAAACTGTAATTGGGATAATAATGTTTACTACAACAATAGTAGGTGTGTATTATACTTTACAAGAAGACATAGCAGAAGCTAAAACTTTACCACCAGTAGAAGTCACTCGTTTAGAGTATGAACTAAAAGAAGAGTGGAATGAAAAAATGATTATGCAGTTGAAAGATCAAGTAGAGATGCTTGAACAAACTCAAGACATACTAAAAGAAGAAGTTAGTATAACAGCTAGTATGATTAAAGATGGTACGGAGGCCGATGGTAAATTAGAAGAACTAAACAGACAATTAGAAGAGCTGCAGAATAAAAAGCCTAGTACTAGAGTTATAGTAAAAGAGGTTAAGGTGGATAAAAAAGGTAGAAAAATATAAATCATGGCAACTAAAAGAAAATCAAAAAAGAAAAATCCTTGCTGGAAAGGTTATGAAGCTATAGGTATGAAGAAAAAAGGCGGTAAAAAAGTACCTAACTGTGTGCCTGTTAAAGGAAAAAAGAAAAAATAATGGCAATAAGAAAAACTACAAAAGGTAAAGGGCGTAATTTTAGAAGCACAAAAGAAGGTGCAGGTATGACTGCTAAAGGTGTTAAAGAATATAGAAAGAAAAACCCTGGCAGCAAATTAAAGACAGCCGTAACCAAGTGTGATGTTAAAGTAGGCACTAAAGCTTACAAAAGACAAAAAGCATTTTGTAGTAGATCAAAAAGCTGGGATGGTGAAAGAGGTAGAGCTGCTAGAAAAAGATGGTGTTGTTCACGATTTTAAATCAAATATTATGAAAGATAAAGGATTAGGAGATACAATAGCCAGGTTTACAAAAGCTTCAGGTATAAAAAAAATGGCAGACATGATCCCGGGTGGTTGTGGTTGTAAAAATAGACAAAACATATTAAACAATTATTTTCCATATAATAACAAAGAAAATGGCTAAAAAAGACTTTCCAGAAATAAAAGAAAAAAACGAAGGTAAATTTACTAAATGGGTAGAAAAAAATATGCCAGGTAAATCTACGTGTGCAGCTGCTAGTAAAATAATGAAAAATACTAAAAAATACAAACCAGCAGTTGTTAAAATGGCTAATTACGCAAACAATTTTGGTTGTAAAAGAAAGTAATGGCGTTTAAATTAAAAGCACCCTACAATATTAGTATAACTCCGGTTTATCATGTAGACGAGGAAGAAGGCGTTTTAGGTAGAGCTAATAATAATGGCACTATAACTGTTAATAACAAAGTTAAAAATCCTGAACAACTTAAAGAAATTATAAGTCATGAAGAAGTTCATGTCGAACAGTTTAAAAAATTTGAAAAATCTAATGGTAAAAAAGGATTAGATTATAACGATAAGTATGTTATGTGGAATGGTAAAAAATACCCACGTAAAGACGGAAAAATAAAATACAATGGTAAGTGGATTGCCGAAGGATCTAAAATATTTCCTTGGGAGAAAGAAGCTTACTCAAAAGAAAATAAACAAAAATAAAACAAATATTATGCCAAATTACAAAAAACCTGCACCCGTTAGAATGGAATCTAGCAAACAAGAAGAAAAGAATTTACTCAATGAAGATCCAGTAGACAATAGAGCTGCAACAATGAAAAAAGGCCCTATTCATAAAACAGATGCTCGTATAGCTAGAGATTATGCTGCTAACGCTGTTTATGATGCTAAACATGGTTACAAAAAAGAAGCAAAATTTGAAAAGAAAAAATTAATGCACGTTGTAAATAGAATTGCTGGATCAAGAAGTAAAGGGTAATGGCTTTTAAAATGTCTCCTATAGGTAAGAAAAAGTGCTCTTATTCTCCTATGCAGAAAAAAGGTTTAATATCTCCTATAACTTTAAAAACTAAATACTATGGAAGCGAAGGTGGTGAAGATACTAAAGTTACTGTAACTAAAACACCAACAGCTACTGGCTATAATGAAGAAACCAAAGAAGTTAAAACTATAATTCCCTTTGCTAATAAACCTAAAGTTTCCATGGAGCAAGCTTACGAGAACCGTGACATGAATACTTACGGCAACTTAAGTTTTCCAGAATTTCAAGCTGAAGCTATAAAACAATCGAAACCTAAGGTTACAACTAATGTCTCTAATAGAGTTGTTGAAAACACTAAACCAGTTTCACCTCCAGAGCCAGTAATAGATTACTCATACTTAGATGGTCTTGCACAAACTCACGGTTATAAAGCTGGAGATGGTGTAATGTACGGGACTCAAATAAGTTCTACAGTTGGAAGCACTTTAAGGGGTGGTGAAGATCCAATGTCAAGACAAATGACTCAATTAGAAGCTGATTATCTTAATAAAAAAGCTGGTAAAATAATATATGGAGGACCAATGTCTAATTTAAACAAAAAGAAAGAAAACAAAAACACTGCAAAACCTACAGTTAACAGGGTTATTAAAGCTTCATTTTAATGGAAAAGAAAACTTTTAAAGAAACAAAAATAGGAGCCTTTTTATCAAGTAAAGCTCCTAAGGTATTACAAGCTCTTGGAGACGTGCTACCTAATCAAGGCACACTAGGCGTAGTAAAAAATCTTATAACAAGTGATAATAAGATTAAGGCAGTTGATAAAGAGCAGGCTATGAAACTTATAGAGCAAGACATAGCTGAGATGAAAGAGGTATCTAGTAGATGGAGAGCAGATATGAAGTCTGACTCCTGGTTAAGTAAAAACACTAGACCACTAGCTTTGGTATTTCTAACTGCATCAGCTGTTTTTATGATGGCTGTAGATTCTTTTCATTTACAATTTGAAGTAGATGATGCTTGGATAAACTTATTAAAAACATTACTGGTAACAGTTTATGTAGCATACTTCGGAAGTCGTGGTGCTGAAAAAATAACAAAAATAAATAAATAAATAATGAAAGGATTAAATGGAAATCAAGCCGCTGAACCTAGAGTTTTTGCTCATGATGCTGTTAAAATAGTAGTTGGTGCCATAAATTATACTTCACAAATGGACAACCCAGGTTTTAATTCTGGTTTAACTGTTACTAATTTTGGAAGTGGATACACGGTTGGTGATGTTATTACATTAAGTGCTGGAGCGGGAGTTTCTGCTGCTAAAGTAAAAGTATTAAAAGTTAACGCAGGCGTAATTACTTCATATGAACTAACTGATAGCGGTACTGCAAACAAACCTTACGGTGAAGGTTATACTGTAAATGACGCTTTAACTCAAGCTTCTGTTACTCCAGCAGGTGGAATAGGATTTGCTGCAACTGTTAACAATATTGATATTCCAAACACTGAGATGAGAGGATGCTGCTTATACGTAGGTGTAGCTAGTGATATTGGTATTGTTACAGAAGGTGGTAAAGAAACTATAGTTTTTAAAGGTGTAACTGCAGGTTCTTTTTTGCCAGTGCTAGCAAAACAAGTTAAAAGTGGTATATCTGCTATAGGAGATGTTTTAGCTTTATTTTAACAATGAGTATGGGCATGGGGTTAACTACCTCTAAAATAAGTAATTTACCCGGTCAAAAAAGTGAAGGCGGAGGTGGGGATTATACTGCCTTTGATACTTCAACAACTAAAAGAAATACAGAATTCGACGCGTGTGAAGATGAAAATAACGGACAATTTTTTACTACGGAATTTCCACCTCAACCAGTTACACCAGCTGTAGGGTCGTTTGTATATACTAATGCAGCAGGAACAGCATTTCCAGAGCCAGGTTATTATTCTCAATATCTAGACCAATATGCAATGAAAGTTTGGTATGAACTAGGTGCAAATGGAGAATGCACAGACGCTGGCATGTGTATATAAAATCTAATTAACAAAAAATCAAATCAATAAAATCAAATCAAATCAAATGAAAACAAAAGCAAAAAAAGTAACTAAAAAAGAATTAAAAGAAGTTTCTGAAGTTACAAATAGAGTAACTAACATAACTCAAGAAATAGGTCAAATGGAAATAACTAAACTTGAATATGTAGATTTACTTAAAACAGCTAGATCTGAGCAAGCTGACATTAGAGATATGTTAGAAAAAAAGTATGGAAGTGTTAATATAAACATAACTACAGGCGAAATTTCAGAAATAGAAAATTAAATTAAATAAAATGAAAATTAAAGAAGAAGAATTAAAGCTTATAAAAGAGCAACAAAAAAATCTTAGTAAGTTAGTTAATGAAATAGGTTTAATAGAAACTCAAAAACATGGACTACTTCACGAAATAGCTGTTGTAAACAAAGATATAAGAGATTATAAAGAAGTATTAGAATCAAGCTATGGACCTATAAATGTAGATCTTGAGACTGGAGAATATACAAGTGTTGAAAAAGATGTCGAAGATAAGAAAGATTAGTATAGGTGCTGATTATAAAAATGAAGCTATGCATTACTCTACAGGTCAAGAGGTTTATGGTGGTCACATAATTAGTGATATTCTTTTTGAAGGTAAAGATAATTCTTATAATATTTTTATAAAAAAAAATAATGAAGTTCTTCCTTGGAAAAAGTTTAATTCTAATATGGCTGTTTCTGTAGAATACGATCTTAAATATTAATGAAAAGTTTATACCATTTTATCATTAAACCATTAGATAAAAGATATGAAAATATTAAAAAGGTTGATGATAAAGAATTAATTATTAATTCAAGTATAGAAAATCATATTTTTGTAAGCAAAAAAGCAGTTGTAGTTTCGACTCCAGCTGCTTATAAAACAAAAATAAATATTGGTGATGAAGTCTATATTCATCACAATATCTTAAGAAGATATTATGACGCTAAAGGTGTTGAAAAAAATAGTGGAACTTATTTTAAAAATAATTTATATTTTTGCACTGCTGAACAAATCTATATGTATAATCTAAAACCACACTTAGATTATTGCTTTATAAAGCCAATAAAAAACAAAAGCATTATAGAGAATAGAAAAGAACAACCTAATGTTGGTATAGTAAAATATACTAATAAGCCCTTAGAAGCTTTAGGAATAACACCTGGAACACTTATTACGTTCACCCCAAACTCTGAATTTGAGTTTATAATAGATGGTGAACGACTTTATTGTATGAAATCAAATGATATAGCTTTAACGCATGAATACCAAGGAAACGAAAAAGAAAATAATCCAAGCTGGGCAAAAAGCAATTGAAGAGCTTATTAAGGTAGCAAAAGAAAAGATTGTTGACTCAGACGACGATGTAAGCGCTGATAGATTAAAGAATGCTGCCGCTACCAAAAAACTAGCTATAATGGATGCTTTTGAAATACTTACTAAAATACAAGAAGAGGAAGATATGCTAAATGAAAAACCTAAAGAAGTTAAAGAACAAAAAACTTTTAAAGGTTTTGCAGAAGGGAGAAGTAAGTGAGCTATGAACAAGCACTCTGGAAAGAGGTTAAAGATTTAATTAACCCTAAGATATTAAAGAAACAAAATCGTTTAAAAAAATGGGAGTATGGTTATAACTCTGATTATGATTTTATAGTAATAAGTAAAACTGGACAAATTGGACAAATCATTGAAATACAGAATCTCAGGATTGCTTTACCAACAGCAAATGAACCGTTTAAACGAGCTGAAAAAAAAGCGGATCAACGCTGGGAGAGACAAGAGTATCCAAAAGAATTAAGTAGAATTAAAAGTAGATTTGACTGGGAAGAATATCCATCTGAATTTAAAGAAAAGTGGTATGACTATATTGACGAAGAATTTAAGCGTAGAGAAGAAGGTTTTCATTTCTTCAATAACGGCAGTCCTGTATATATTACTGGTACTCATTACATGTACTTGCAATGGTCAAAAATCGATGTTGGAGCACCAGATTATAGAGAAGCAAATAGATTATTCTTTATATTTTGGGAAGCATGCAAGGCAGATAACAGATGTTACGGGATGTGCTATCTTAAAAACAGACGATCTGGATTTTCATTTATGTCCTCGGCAGAACTTGTTAACCAAGCAACAATATCTAGCGACGCCAGATTTGGTATACTCTCTAAATCTGGATCAGATGCTAAAAAAATGTTCACAGATAAAGTCGTACCAATATCCGTTAACTATCCGTTTTTCTTCAAACCAATCCAGGACGGTATGGATCGTCCTAAAACAGAACTTGCATACAGAGTTCCAGCTTCAAAGCTTACTAGAAGGAAGCTTGAGAGCAATGAGCAACTAAGAGAACTAGACGGACTTGATACAACTATTGACTGGAAAAATACTGGTGACAACTCTTATGATGGTGAAAAGCTAAAGTTGTTAGCTCACGATGAAAGTGGTAAATGGGAAAGACCTGATAATATATTAAATAACTGGAGAGTTACAAAAACTACATTAAGGCTAGGATCAAGGATCGTAGGAAAGTGTATGATGGGCTCAACTTCAAATTCTTTAGATAAAGGTGGAAACAACTTCAAAAAGTTATACTATAATTCAGACGTTACAAAACGAAATCGTAACGGACAAACTTCTTCTGGACTCTATTCTTTGTTCATCCCTATGGAATGGAACTACGAAGGATTCATGGATTCTCACGGATCACCTGTTTTCATTAGAAAAGAAAATCCAGTCAAAGGAGTCGACGGTGTTGAAATTACAACAGGCGTTATCGAGCACTGGAATAACGAAGTTGAAGGCTTAAAAAATGATCAAGATAGTTTAAATGAATATTATCGTCAGTTTCCAAGAACTGAAATGCATGCTTTTAGAGATGAGTCAAAACAAAGTTTATTTAATTTAACTAAAATATATGAGCAAATAGATTATAATTTAGAAATTAATAATTCAACTAATGTAACTGTAGGTAGTTTTCAGTGGGTTAGAGGTATTAAAGATACTAAAGTAGAGTTTTATCCTAACAAAAATGGAAGGTTTAAAATATCATGGGTACCACCTATTAATTTGCAAAATAGAATAATATTAAAAAATGGAACTAAATATCCAGGCAACGACCATATTGGAGCTTTTGGCTGTGATAGTTACGACATTAGCGGTACTGTTGATGGCAAAGGCTCTAATGGATCTTTACATGGATTAACTAAGTTTTCTATGGAAGATGCTCCACCTAATCATTTTTTCTTAGAATATATAGCTAGACCTCAAACTGCTGAAATATTCTTTGAAGATGTACTAATGGCTTGCTTATTTTATGGTATGCCTATATTAGCTGAAAACAATAAGCCAAGGTTGTTGTATTATTTCAAGCGTAGAGGATATAGAGGTTTTTCAATGAATAGACCAGATAAAATTTGGAACAAGCTGTCTACGACAGAAAAAGAAATTGGTGGAATACCTAATTCAAGCGAAGACATTAAACAAGCTCACGCGGCTGCTATAGAGTCTTATATAGAGGAATATGTAGGTATTACAAAAGAAGGTTTTGGAGATATGTATCATCAAAAAACATTAGAAGATTGGGGTGTTTTTAATATTAATAATAGAACAAAGCACGATGCTACAATAAGTTCTGGTTTAGCTATAATGGCGTGTAATAAAAATAGATACAGGCCAAATCCTGAGAAAAAATATCAACCTATAAAATTAGGTATTAAAAAATACAGTAATGATGGGGTAATTTCAAAAATAATAAAATAAATAAATGAATCAAATTACTTACGATAACAATAGTTCATTTCCAAGTCAGGTAGTACCTGATGCTGAGAAAGCTACTTTAGAATATGGTCTTGCTGTTGGTAGAGCTATAGAAGGTGAATGGTTTAGAAACTATAGAAGTGGAGCTAATTTAAATGGATACGCTACTAATTTTACTAACTACCATAATTTAAGATTATACGCTAGAGGCGAGCAAAGTGTTCAGAAATACAAAGATGAATTAGCTATTAATGGTGACTTGTCTTATCTTAATTTAGACTGGAAACCAGTTCCTGTAATATCTAAATTTGTTGATATAGTTGTAAACGGAATGTCTCAAAGAAACTATGAAGTAAAAGCATTTGCAGTAGATCCATTTTCTACAAAAGCTAGAACAAAATATGCAGAAGATTTATTAAGAGATGTTCAAGAAAGAGAGCTAATGCAACAAATAAATCAAGCCACAGGTTTAGATTTAACTTCCCCACAATATAAAAGACTACAATTAGAATCTGAAGAAGAAATAAAATTACATCTCCAGTTAGACTACAAGCAATCTGTAGAAATAGCAGAAGAAGAAGTAATAAATGACGTATTAAATAAAAATAAATACGAACTAACTAAAAGAAGATTTTGTGAAGACTTGACAGTGTTAGGTATTGGAGCTGTAAAAACAAATTGGAATAGAGCTGAAGGCGTTGTAGTAGATTACGTAGATCCAGCCAGTTTAGTTTATTCTTACACTGAAGACCCTAATTTTGAAGACTTATACTATGTAGGTGAAGTAAAAGCTATAAGTTTACCAGATTTAAAAATGCAATTTCCTAATCTTACAGATGAAGAAATGATACAAATACAAAAGTATCCTGGAAATACAGAATATTTAAGAAACTGGAGCGGAAGAAGCGATCAACAGACTGTTCAAGTGATTTATTTTGAATATAAAACTTACTCGGACCAGGTTTTTAAAATTAAAGAAACATCTACTGGCTTAGAAAAAGCGTTAGAAAAACAAGACACATTTAATCCACCTCCCAATGATGGCTTTGAAAGAGTTTCTAGAACTATAGAAACTTTATATAGTGGAGCTAAGATACTAGGTCACCCTATGATGTTAAAATGGGGGTTATCTGAAAATATAACTAGACCTATAGCAGATACAACTAAGGCAAAAATGAATTACAATATATGTGCGCCTAGAATGTATAAAGGGCGTATAGATTCACTAGTTAATAGAATAACTGGTTTTGCTGATATGATTCAATTAACTCATCTTAAAATACAACAAGTATTATCTAGGGTAGTTCCAGATGGTGTGTTTTTAGACATGGATGGTTTAGCAGAAGTTGATTTAGGTAATGGTACTAATTATAATCCAGCAGAAGCTTTGAATATGTATTTTCAAACTGGATCTGTAGTAGGTAGAAGTTTAACTCAAGATGGTGATTTAAATAGAGGTAAAGTCCCAATACAAGAACTACAGACTGGATCTGGTGGTGCTAAAATACAAAGCTTAATACAAACTTATCAGTACTACTTACAGATGATAAGAGATGTGACCGGACTTAACGAAGCAAGAGATGGAAGTACTCCTGATAAAAATGCTTTAGTAGGTTTACAGAAATTAGCTGCTGCTAACTCAAATACTGCAACAAGACATTTGTTACAAGCAATGTTGTATTTAACATCAAGAACTTGTGAAAATATTGCTTTAAGAATATCAGATTCATTACAGTTTCCTTTTACTAGAACAGCTTTAGAGCAAAGCATATCAAGATATAATGTTTCAACATTAGATGAATTATCAGAATTAAACATACATGATTTTGGTATATTTCTAAATTTAATGCCCGATGAAGAAGAAAAAGCAGTATTAGAGCAAAACATACAAATAGCTTTAAAAACTCAAGCCATAAACTTAGAAGATGCTATAGATCTTAGAGAAGTTAGCAATATAAAGCTTGCTAATCAAATGCTTAAAGAAAGAAGAAAAAGGAAGCAAGCTGACGATCAAAGAAAACAACAAGCTAATATACAAGCTCAAGCTCAAGCAAATGCTCAAACAGCTGAAAAAGCTACTTTAGCAGAAATGCAAAAACAACAAGCATTAGCTGAGACTGAGGTAAAAATAGAACAAGCTAAGTCACAGTTTGAAATTAACAAAATGCAACAAAAAGCTGAAATAGATAAACAATTACTTCAAATGAAGTATGGTTTTGATATTCAATTAAAAGAAATGGATGTTAGACAAGGGTCTAATAAAGAGAAAATGATTGAAGATCGTAAAGATAATAGAACAAGATTAGAAGGAACACAGCAAAGCGCTATGATAGATCAAAGAAAAAAAGATCTAGCTCCTATTGATTTTGAAAGTCCACAAGTAGAGAATACTCTAAACACTGGAGATAGTGCTGAGATGCCTATGTAACAATAACAATTATTATATTATATTATGTCAGAAACAATTCAGGATAAAGAGAAGGCACCTCTTAAAGTCAAAAAACCAAAAAAATTAAGTAAAAAAATACAAGAAACTATTAAAGTTGATTTAAGTAAAAAACAAGAAGATACCGTTCAAACACAAGAAACAGATGATAGCAATGCTGTTGTCAAAGAAAAGAAAGACGAGACAAGTGGCAAAGAAGTGGTTGAAGAAATACGAGCCGCCAAAGAAGAAGTAGAAACACCTATTATAGAAGAAATAAAAGAAGAGGTAAAAGAAACTACTAAGGAACTAAAAGAAGCTGTAAGAGATGAAAAGGTTATTGGAAAACAATTACCTGAGAACATCGAAAAACTAGTAACTTTTATGGAGGAAACCGGTGGTAATGTAGAAGACTATGTCAGATTAAATGCTGATTACTCTAAACTAGCAGATGATGCTTTACTTAATGAATATTACAAAAGAACTAAACCACATTTAGATTCAGAGGAAATTAACTTCATGCTAGAAGATAATTTTACCTGGGACGAAGAAGTGGAAGAAGAGCGAGATATAAGAAAAAAGAAACTTGCTCTAAAAGAAGAAATTGCAAAAGCCAAAAACTTTTTGGAAGAAACCAAGAGTAAATATTACGACGAGATCAAGTTGAGACCGGGCGTTACTCAGGAACAACAAAAAGCTATGGATTTTTTCAATAGATACAACAAAGAACAACAAATAGCAGAACAGCATCATAAATCATTTAAAAATGAAACTAATAATCTTTTCACTAATGACTTCAAAGGTTTTGATTTTAATTTAGGAGAAAAAAAATTTAGATATAAAGTGTCAAATGTTAATGATGTTGCAGAAAAACAGTCTAACTTAAATACATTTGTTAAGAAGTTCTTAAACAATGAGGGTGAAGTTGTTGATACTGTAGGTTATCACAAAGCTATTTACGCTGCTGAAAACGTAGATACTATTGCTAATCATTTTTATGAGCAAGGTAAAGCCGATGCTGTTAAAGATGTAATGGCTAAATCTAAAAACATAAATACAGAAAGTAGGCCACAAGCCAATGGAGATATTTTTGTCAATGGATTAAAAGTAACTGCTGTTAATGGCGTTGATAGTTCTAAGTTGAAATTTAAAAGTAAAAAACAATAATAACTAAAAAATAAAACTATGAGTTTATCTGGTGGGGCATTCCCCGCAAGTTTAGTTCCTTCACAAAAAAGAATGACATTAAGAGATAATTATTTAACTTTTGATGGAGCTGGAGGGAGCTTTGCACAACAATATCTACCTGAGCTTTACGAAGCGGAAGTAGAAAGATACGGAAACCGAACA